CTAAAGAATCCATCCAAGGTAATGGTGTTAGGATAGGAGTAGTTGCGAAGCAGAAGTTCTTTGCGCTTTGCTTGTTCCTTAACGTACTTAGCAGTTGAGTTCATACTATAGGTCAAGTCCCAGTCAAGTTGATCCCACTCACAATATGCCTCTTTAAGTTGATCGTTACTGTTGTAGGTAATCATAGTCATTCCACCAGATGCGGTCATATCATCATGGAATCTTTTGTGACAGAAAGAGTCGTGCATATCTCCACCATTGCCATAGATAAATGACTTGATATCATATGGAGGATCTGCGAAGATGAATGTATCTTGGTCGGCACCCTCTAGTACTTCAGCATAGTCTAGGTTGGTGATCTTCCAGTTCTTCATTATAGCGGCATACATTGGTAGTTTGCTGATCATACTGTGCTTGAACTTATCGAAACACGCAAGTTTACTGAACGAACCAGTAGACTCACCTAGACCAGAGAACGAACACCGATTCATAATATAGAACATCCACGCGATCTCGAATGGATCTGTTGCTGTGGCAAGACCTTCACGCATAACCTTATAGTAACCAAGGTGAGACTGAAGGGGATCTTCGGTATCCATCAACTCGTTCTTAACATCAGTTAACTTGTCTGCAAGTCTCTGACCTTCTTTCTGTAGGGTAATCCAGAAGCAGTACAGGTTGTAGTACTTGTCGTTGACCCACACTGGTGTGTCTGGGTTTGCTTTGGAGAAGGCGATGGCAGGAGAACCACCCCCAAGGAATGGTTCACGGTATTCTTTGATCTCGCGAGTAGGCATCTGTTGCTCGTCAAATAGAAACTTGATTGCACGAGTCTTACCACCGGGATATCTCAGAGGAGTCTTTAGATCTTTGTACTTCATAATATAACTCTATTGCTCAATAGGGTACCATTATACCATAGGTAATCTGATAATGCAAGTACTTTATTCAATAACTAAGAGATTCTTGTTCTTAGTCCAAGGTTCTTCTATATATCCTTCTTTGTAACCATGATGGTCTTGGGTAACCTTCATAGACTTAGACACCACCTGAGTGCTTGGTAGTCTCCACTCGTTAGTGTCTTCGTTCTTATCTGGTTTATTGAATGGTCTCTGTACGTTACGACCAAAGTATAGAGTGGTACAACTCGCCCAAGGATGGATGACAGTAGTAGCACGTCCTCGGTAGTTTTGAGGTTTCAACACATTAGTTGTGTATGTGGCAAACAATCTCTGAAGAGTACAGTACGGGCCACAGTTGATAGGAAACTCAGCATTAGTCAATGCGTTATACATCCACCCTGCGGTTTTACTCTCTAGACTATAACACCCCATGAACAATCCTATGTTGCGATAGAGAACATCCATCTCGCATAGTTGTCTAAACTGTCCTACATTCCCATTGAAGTATGAGTCGTGTTCTAGTACAAGGAAGTCTTCGTCTGCCTCGCTTGCCATACGCATAAGTTCCCAATGAGAACACATCCCTGCCATCTCTGTGGGGGAATGCATCTCCTTGGTGTTTTCACTCAGAACATCTGCTCTCATAAGTGACTTTGCCCAAGTGTACCTATCCAAGTGTTCTTGGTAGTTATCAGACTCAGGGGTTATCGCATCAAAGGTTCTTATTTCAGAAATAACACCTGCGTCTAGGAGAGGTTGAAACGACTCTAGAGAGATCTTGGCATATGCCTCGGAGATTTCATTTCCCTTGATTACAATCTGGTATGCTATCACTAATCTAGGTTCCACATATTCTGAGGCATATTGACTATGTTCCAATGCCATGCTGTATCTTTACTATCAGCACCCATCAACTGAACGTGTACCATCTTAGTATCTTTGGTTCTCCAGTCACACAAGTCTAGTTCAGGGTTACCCTTGATCTTAGCATAGTGTACATAGGAGTTCCATCCATTGTCCATATCCTGTACATCCATATCATGGATAAACATCTGGGCATGAAGGTAAGGTTGGTCACAAGTATAGAAACTATCCAATCCCATACGTCTTACAGTATCGACATATTGTTTGAAGTCTTGAAACTTCTCTCGTGCCTTGACTCGTCCTTCTTTTGAATACAAGACAACTCCAGTGTTGTATGCGATAATACCATACCGATCACGAGGTACTTGTGTGTTGAACATATTCTTCAGCATCTCGCCCCATCGTTCGTCCGTATCATGTGTGATACGTCCACGAGTAATGGTACGGATACGAGACTGTTCGGGTTCTGTGCAGATACCAATCTCACCAGTGAACTCATCAAAGATGTTTTCTTTTAGACCATCCACAGGAAATACGTCCGTATCCACAAACATGATCTTATCATACTTGTCGAAGGACTCGTCATAGACTGGTTTGAATGCACCGTAGTGAGGGGAGTAGTTACCGAAGTCGTACTTGAAAGTGGAACGCAACCAATTGGGATTCTCTTCGAAGAGGTACTCAGCACCAATAGACTTGGCATACTTCTTCATTGCATTAACACCTGCTTGGCAGGATTCTCTAACTGGGCCATCCCAGTACTGGTATATGAGGTTCATTACAAATTCCTTAAAGGTTTGAGGGACATAGACTGCCCCTCTGTTCAATACTACTTATACTAGAGGTATCAGTGCCAATACCATTGTGTAGAAAAATATAACTGTTACTATAGGTGTGCTGAATCTCTCGACTCTGCGATCAATCTTGCTGTTCATGCTTTTGTTCTCTCAATTAGTAAGCAGACCATTCTGCTTACGTCATTATTTATACCGCATAACGTCTTTGGTATGTAACTGATACCGCATATAACTAAATGTAATACCGGAATGGCACCTAACTCTTATAACTAGTTAATACATATAGTTGTGTGTTAGAAGTAAGTCGCAGGGTCAGGTGAACCTTCAACGCCAAAACTAAACGAGACTCTACTGTCGTGCGGTATTATCTGGTGGTGTGTGCCACGAGGTAACCACACATAATCTCCGGGATTGAACCAGAACGGTTTGTCATCGTTGTGCCCTTCTACTCTCATCTCCACGCTTGCCAAAACCTGAACTAAAAATACGTCCATTGTATCGTTGTGCCAAGGGTATGAGTCAGAGTTCTTACCTATGCCAGTAAAGGCAATGTTGGTAATGGATCCACCGTTATCGTTGTGCATAGAGAATACTTCTTGCATCTCGCTTTCGATATGACGTGCGAAGTCAGGAGCAGAGGGTCTCTCGTGAAAGCAATTCAACCCTATCCTGAACTTGTTGGTATTGGAATCAATCAACTTATCGGGATGCGTATTAAGCAACTCCATATGTTTGTTCCAGTCATACACATCACTTACTTCGAAAGGAAGTTTCCCAAAGAAGAATTGCTTATCTGCTAGATCGTCTTCTCTATCTTTAAATATATCGTACATAAACGTCTCACTTGTTGCCAATATTATACTTGGGACACAACTCCCACTGATCTTTCTCTTTGAAACCTATTATCTTAATGGTACGCATAGGTGCGCAATCTTTGGCAGTCTCACCATTCTGTATCTCAACTAGACCCCAGTCCTGTAGTAAGGTTGCAATTGTATTTCTACGTTGCACGTCACCTACTTCTAGATTAGACTTCTTCCCATCCAACATAAACAATTCCTTGAAGTGTACAATGAAGTACCGACCTTGCTTGTGTAGGATATGACACGATTGAAAGAGTTTGTTATCACGTCTAGATGCGATACCAATCCTTGTTAGTGTCTCTTTGACCTTTAAGAAGTCATCGGGTTCTGCTAGAGTAATCTCTAACATGAGTCCAGAGTTCCATTCTACTAAATTATTTTCTTCCACCTTTATTCACCTTATCTCTTATTATAGTTAGTTGTTCGGAAGAAAGAAGACTGAGTACTTGACGTGCTTTGTCATTACTATATCCATAGTATTCTTTCACCGATTCAATATCATTCTCTATTTCAGGTTTCACCCATTTAGAGAAGCGTTTGCGCTTCCTAACTATATTTATAAGAAACTGATATTGTAACTTACTGTCGATATGGTGGTATCGGTTCATCTCATTTGCCAGTAATACTGTGTCTGGGAAGTATGAGAGACTTCTGTTTGTAACAAATGGTACATACATCTTTTCGTGTTCGGGTAACTCCATGATATTCTTCTTAGTATCATTGATACTCTTGAGAAAGTCAAAGGGGGATAATTTAGTTATTGTCATATTACGCTCACTGGGATGTTACATTTCTCAAGGAATTTAATACCATCATCACTACGCAAGTGCGGAGTACGATAGAACACATTACTAATACCGCTCTGATATATCAACTTAGCACACTCTAAGCAAGGGGCAGTAGTTGTATATATGTCTCCATTATAACATGATTCAGAGGACATTGCAACCTTTGTTATTGCATTTGCTTCTGCGTGTAAAACTTCGTCTTTAGTGACTAGTTTCCTACCGTAACCTGTGTTGCCAGTCTTCACTTCATGTTCGCAGTTGTTGTCCCATCCACTAGGCATACCATTGTATCCTATTGAGATGATGCGGTTGTCCTTCACAATAACACATCCAACCTTTAGTCGCTTTGCCGAAGAGAGACTTGCATAGTTCTCTGCGGTTCGCATATGTGCTTCATTCCACTTAGAGACCAAGGATAGGTGCCAGATCAGGTTCACTGAAGGTAGATGGTTTGAGGATCTTACCAGTCTTACCATCACGGATGATAATGTTGTTAGTGAACTTAGACATATTGGAACGCTTGACTTCTTCCCAGATGTCATTGAAGTCCATACCTAGAGTCGATGCCATTCCCATGATCACCCACACCATGTCTGCCAGTGCGTCTGCAACTTCAACAACATCTTGTTGCTCATATGCTTCTTTCAACTCTTCGTACTCTTCGGTGATCAAGTCCATATACAGTTCGATCTGTGGGTCAACATCATCTGTTATTGTAGGGACATCTAAACACGATACTACTGGGTAGTCCTGCAACCCTTGTTTCATAAATAATTCTACGTCATCTTGATACATTATACTACCTCTACGTTTGCCATGATCTCAGTCATACAGGCAACTAAGTTAAGTTCGTGGTCTGCCACGAACGAGTTCTTGTACTGATAGTCTGCGAGAATGAGAACCAACTGAGGGATACTCTGTGGTTGTACAAACTCATTCATGGCATCATAGATACCACGGAACACGGAAGCAGGTTCCACATCCATATTATTAACAACCCAACCTCGCATCTTCTTAAAGTCCTTGCCCTTCAATGCTTTGAAAAGGACACTGTAGTTCTCATTTGCGTCAGTTATGATAACTGTAGTTTCCAATTGACCTGAGATAGAGTAACGTTGACATTCATTGAGGACACGTCTCCAGTCAGGAGCGTGTTTCATAATCAGACTTGCTAGTGTCTGGGGATTGAATGATACACCCTCTCCAGTGAGGATGGTCTGCATACGACCCATGAAGTCACCGCACAATTGCGATAATACAGTCTTAGAGAAATTAAACTCGTAATTAGAACAACGAGAGTGAAGTGGTTCGATCACTCGGTTCTTGAAGTTACAAGTGAGGATAAATCGACAGTTGTTACTAAACTCTTCGATGAATCCACGAAGAGCAGGTTGGGTTGACTGGGGGTTAAGGTAGTCTGCCTCATCTAGGATTACAACCTTGTAACCACCAGAGAGGGACACGGACGAAGCAAACTGTTTGATCTTACCACGAAGGGTATCAATGTTACCTTCTTCGGATCCGTTGATGACGATATAGTCAAGACCTAACTCTTCACAGATTGCTCGTGCGACAGTAGTCTTGCCTGTACCTGCGGTACCAGAGAATAACATATTGGGGATCTCTCCACCATCTACGATCTTCTGGAATGTATTCTTTAGTTCGGATGGCAGAATAGTGTCTGCTACACGTTGGGGTCTGTACTTCTCGACCCAGAGGAATTCATTACTCATTTAGTACTCCATCATTAATATAAGGTATTATACCACATCCGACATCTGTGTGTCAATGCTTTTCGAAACTTTGTCAATAAGATTAATGTCTCCTTTAAGATAGACCAGTTTAGGTGTGGGTTGTAGGTGGTCTGTGCTATAGCAACATATGATCACTATATCTCCTACTTGACATAGACGTGCCCCTGCACCATTCACAGAAATGATACCAGAGTTAGGTTCTGCCTTTAAAGCATATGTTGTCCAACGTTGACCATTGGTTACATTGTATACATCGATCTGTTCAAACTCTGCAATGTCTGCAAGGTTCAGAAGGATTTCATCTATTGCGACAGAACCATCATAGTGTAGTTCTGCATTGGTGACAGTTGCTCCATGCAACTTGCTCTTTAAATAAGTATTCATAATATATCCAGAAAGAAAGAACCCCCTTTCGGGGGTGCTTTAGTTAGTTGCCTCGAAGGGCATCCAATACCACTTCGGGTCTTGAGGTCAGGTATGGATCAGACGGACAGTTCTCACTGATACCCTCTTCCTCAAACCATCGTTCAATGCTTAGATCTTCTACGATCAATGCATATCTCCACGAGCGTTTACCGAAACCAAGGTTGTTCTTCTTTACAAGATACCCAAGTCCATCTGCAAACTCTCCGTTACCGTCTGGTAACATCTTGACGTTCATAATGCCTAGTTGCTTTGCCCATTGGAACATAGCAAACGCATCGTTAACAGAGGTACAATAGATCTCATCGATACCTAGTTCCATGAACTCTTCATACATCTCTTCATAAGACGGCAACTGTTCGTTGGAACAAGTCGGTGTGAATGCACCGGGAAGTCCAAAGATCAATACCTTCTTACCTCCCATCAATTCAGCAGTAGTCTTACGAACCCACTTGAATGGGTTAGCGACATCCATTGTCGCAGATAGATCAGGTTCACGAAGATGGAATACAACGTCTGGTATGTAATTCTTAAACATATATTCCTCCAAGTGTTTATGCATCATTCTGAATGTTTTCGACCAGTTGGATAGACTCAATTGCTTGGTCTCTCAACTGTCCAATCGTAGATAACTCTTCACCTTTGAATCCACCACGTTGTACAACGGTGTCGATTACTGCAACAGTTGATCGTGACACGCGGTTGGCAAGGTCTGCCAATACAACGTAACGTTCGTCCATTACTGATTCTTTTGCTTCTTTGTTCTTTGATTCTGACATATTACTATTTCCCATAAGTTGATGATTTTTCAAGTGCTATAAAGTATTCGATTGGGGACTGCTTACTTACGAAGTTAGAGATCAGTTTAGAACTGATACCAACATCAAAGTCTTCGTTCACAATCTTCAGGTTATTGACGTTCATAATGAAGTTGAAATCAACTCCTTCTTCAAACTCACCTTCGACATAACAGAAGAAACTGTTAGAGGTGGCATCGTCATTGTCTACTACAGTCAGTTTAATACCCTTACCATCATTAGTGATAGAGATATTGTCGTGACCAAGTACTGCCGAAGCACGTTTCAATCTGCTCAGTGTGTCTGTATCTAGGGTAAACTTAACCTCTGGTTCTGGCATTACTACATCCTTAGTAGGAGCAGACAACATATCAATGTCAGAGTAGAAGTATCGGTTACCACGCAGACCAGTTGAGTCAGATACGATAACGTGCTTATCTTTGAATGATAGAGTAGGTTTCTCAACCAGACCCATCACACTCAAGAATTCATTAAGATCATAGATGCCGAACTCAGCATCGATAGTCTCGTCTAGTGTTACTTTCGCAAGGATGTTCTTTGCAACACTGATAGTCTTCAGTACGTTGCCCTCACGGAACACGATGTTACTGTTAATGTTTGCGAAGTTTTTAAGTACATTCAAGGTACGATCAGATAATTCCATAATACATCTCATTTAGTTTATTGTTTAATACGGTTATTATAACACACTCATTTGATCTTGTCAAGCGGAAATCTTTAGTTTAGAGAAGTTTTTGTCCTTAACGAACTCCAGTCTTCTTTGGAACTGTGCGTCTTCCAGTTCTGCCTTGTGAGAGATAACAAATACATTGGTCTCTTCCCCTAGACTATACAGGATCTTCATCAGGTTGTCAACCCCATCATCATCCAAAGATGAATCAAATGTCTCATCAAGGATCAATAGGTTGGTGGCAACACTGTTCTTCATCTTAGCAATCTGTCTCCATGTAAACAACAAGGATAGATCGATACGTTGCTTCTCTCCCTCAGAGAACGAATCATACGAGAAGTTGTCACGGTGACGTGAACGAATAGTCTCGGAGAAGTTCTCATCCAGATCGAAGTGGACAAAGAAGTCTAGTATCTGTAGGTACTGGTTAGTCAACTGATTGATAACTGGTACATACTGCTTAATGATCTTGGTCTTAATACCTGTGTCGCGTAGTAACTCACTCGCAACCTGATTGTAAGATGACTGTTCACCTAGTGTGAACTTCTCTTCGTTCTTAGCAATACTAAACTCATTCAACTTGTTCAGTTCTGCGTTGGCACCTTGTAGGTCACCTGTAGTTCCTTCCATCTCTGATATGTCTTGACGGATACGATCAATGTTACGCGTTAGTCGAGTAACCAACTGGGTGTTACTTTGTATCGTATTGATGGTACTCTGTTGTTCTTTGAGTTGTACCTCTAGTCCATCTATCTCATTATCAAAAGAAGTTAACTGCTCTGTCGCTTTGGTCATTGCCGTAGACAGTTCCTTGGCACGAGCATTCGCACCTTCCTTCTTGGAGTCACGGAGGTCTGAATCGATACCCTGATCACAAGTAGGACAGTGTTCATTCTCATCGAAGAACTTTGCTTCCTTGACAACAGACTTGATCTGAGTCTTGAACTGTGCTTGATAGTCCATCAACTGTGTACGTTGTGGTTTAAGTTTGTCCAATGATGTACATATCGCATCCGTATCAAGGTTGACATTTAGTCCTGTATTCTGTGCCTCAAGGGAACGGATCTCATCAAACAATGTCTGTATCTCTTCTTCCTTGGTT